CGCCGTCGTACCTTCGCCCCAAGGGCTAATATCATTACCATTAAAACCTGACCCGTAGTCATGATTCGCCCAGTTAAAAGAGTAATGAAAAGTTCCTGCCGCCGACGGAGTGAAAAACCATGTCATTGCAGACGTGCCAGACTGCAACGAATTATTATTACTTGAAATTACTTTTGGGCTAGCCTCGGTTCCTGCCCCTGAGTTAGTGGCAGTAGTCCATCCCGAGTCTTGCGCATAGATCGATGCTGAAACTGTAGGCGTTGGTGTAGGTGTAGGCGTCGGAGTTGGCGTGGGTGTAGGCGTGGGTGTAGGCGTCGGGGTTGGCGTTGGGGTTGGCGTTGGGGTAGGGGTCGGGGTGCTCCCGCATACGGTGCAGATATCTGAGAACGGATACCATCCACGGGTGCCACTGGAATTAGTTCCGTAAAACATATTATTGCCTGGGCTTGCCACATCGCCGACGAGATTCAAAGTCACGCCCGCTGCGAGTGATGCACCCCCGGTGATGGAGTAACGGGTGGTGATTGCGTAGTTGCCCGTCTGCTGCCCCACGATGACTGCTGTGCCCGAGTCAGGGCATATGGTCGCATAGGTGACACTTAGTTCGCCATCAGTACAATCGATGCTCTGAATAACGTCGAAGCACTCTCCGCTGCCTCCGCCTCCACCGCTGCCTCCGCCTCCACCGCTGCCTCCGTCTCCTGATGATGACGGAGATGAACTCGAAACGCTCACGAGAAAAACTGGATCACCTTCTAAGGTGTACCCACTAAAAAACCCAACGTAATAATTATTTACTTTCAGAGCTTGACCATTTACCTCTTTAACCTTCACCTCATTTTGCACCACAAGCACGCCATCCGCTGCGTGATAGTCAAGTCGTATCCCCAGCGATAAAGGCGAGGCGACCGCAGTCACCTTCACGACCGACATCGTCGCTCCTCCAAGCATCGGCCCGATTCGTGTAGGCGTGGTCGTGTCGCCCTCGACCGCTTTCACGACGCGAGCGATTCGCTTTGCGCTATCTTCTGAAAATCCATAGGCGCTCATTAGAGAATCTTTCTATAGATCGGTGTTAAGTAAGTGTAAGGGATATCATCGTAAATTCTAAAACGTAAAAAGCCGCCATTCTCTTCGTCTGGCTTGACGTCAGGATCAAGAGGAATGCCCGTGTCGCCCTGAATGATAACTCCATTCGGGAGCACGTTGCCTGCGATGTCTCTTGCTGTAACTAGTTCCGTTCCGTTCCACTCTCGATAAGAATGATTAAGCACGACCGCATCCCAGTTATCTTTATCGAGCAGATATTCAAGAGTAATGCGCCAGTATTTGTACCCGTTCTCATAAACTCGTTTTGCCGTGACTTTGTCCAGTAGCATTGAGCGTGGAGGAAACCCAGAGAATGAATTTGTGTTAACGCACTTGACTCGATCCATCCAGTCTAGTGCGATGAAAGTGGCGCTATTAAATTCCAGTTTCATACACAGGAGCGGTCGATGAGTCATCACCGGAGGGTCGAATCGTTCGTTGTTTCCATTCACCATCGGTTTTGTTGGCGTGCTGTAATCGGTGTCTAGAACATATTCTTTATCGCTCGTGCTGAAGTCGACGTCTGTCGGCCGAGTGAGCGGATTTATATTCTCTTCGCTCGCCTTTTCTTCCGGTGATGCTCCCTTATTCTGATTCGCCACTTCAGGAGGCTGCGATGCGCTCGGAGTCGAACTCGGTGCGACGGTGTCGATATTAGAGTTGTAGCTGCAAGTGATTTTCCAGAAGTGCGGGTCGTCCATCTGGGAAGCTGTGCGCCCGATGCAAAAAGCTCGCTCGTACTTCGGATGCTGCGAGAACAATGCAGGAAGATTGAAACCGAAAAGATCAGGAACATCGTCGGTCACGTCGTCTGTCTGCACGATGAAACTGCGCACCAGCGAGACCTGGCGCTTCGAGTCATCAGATCCGGTGCGGCCTTCAAAAGTTTCATAAGTGTTGAGGACTGCCATGGGCGCTCCTTAGTTTATGTTAGCGACAATCATATTCGCCTGGTTCATAGTCGCCGCTGCGATCTGCTGCTGTAAAGCAGTCTGCGCCTGCTGCTGAGCGAAAGCCTGCTGCTGTAACCTCAAAAGTTTTTCTGCTGCGGTTTCGCCCTTCCCAGCGTTCTGAATCTTTAACAATTGCGAGAATGCCGCTGCCGATCCTTGCATCAGTGCTCCGGGGTTCTTCAGTTCTTCCATCGCTCCGACGCTGCGCTCGAGCTCCGCAGTGAGCTGCGCCGCACCCGCTGCGAAAAGGTCGGGGCGATCCGCAAGGGTCATTTTCAGCTCTTCCATTTTTCTGCGATAGGTTTCGAGCGGGCTTTCGATATTGGAAAGCTCGCGAATCCATGAGGGCATATTATCGCCACCCATAAAAGCATTAAGGCCTGCGAGGTCGGGAGGGTTTAGCGCATCGAACTGAGTCTGAATCGCTGCAATCGTGTTCCCGTATTCTTCGTTCGTGATCGTGCCAGCGCTGAGCTGTGAATCGAGAGCCTCAAAAGCTCCGGTTCTTAGCTTTTCCATAGCTGTCTCGAACTGCTCTGTCGATATCGCTCCGAGTGCCATCTGTCGCTGGAACATTGCAATCGCGCTGGCAGTTCCTCCGGAGAGCTGTTTAAGAAATGCTGAGTGTCCGACCGTTCCGTTCTCTAATCCTATTTCAAGATTATCGAACATATTAATCATGGAATTTGAAATCTGTGAAAGTGCCGTCGCCGTATTAAACTCGCCAGCTCCGACGGCTTTAAATGCGTCATTAAATTTCTTGACGAACTGGCCGACGAGATTTCCCGCAGCGTCAGATCCGGTGTTTCCTATAGCATCGTTAATCGCTTTAAATGCACCCTGCATTTTATCTTTAATCATCTCGGGATCGATCTGCGCTCCACCACCAGAGACTTTGCTATTAGCATAAAGACCACCCGTGACACCACCGATGATCGCACCAGGAAGAGCACCCACACCAGTGCTTAAGCCACCAGCTAGAGCTCCAGTTCCTGCTCCTGCAAAAACACCAGCTACGATTGCGCCGAATTTCTCGAGGCCTCCGACTGTTTTGATAATATTGTTTAAGATGTCGACTGCTGCAAACATTACAGATTGCATTGCAGTGATGACACCGTGAGCGAAACCTAAAACGACTGATCTTATATTGTCGATGCTTCCTGTCGCTACGTCTGCGCCTCCCATCGTCGTAAAGAAATTTACTAGACCTTCAAAAGCTTGGAATAGAACGTCGCGAACTACTGCGAAAACCATGCCGATATTCTTTATCGCTGGAATAAGTGAATCGAAGTTCATGCGAATGTTTTGAATAAAACCGATGACCCCATTCGAGAACCCTTTGAGGTCGAGCGCCTCCACAATCACGCCACCGAACTCGGTGAAGAAACCTTCGATCTCTCCTGCGAGTCGAGCGTAAATTCCTTTAAGCGTTCCTGCCATCGCTTCCGACTGTTTAATCACATCCGCATTATTACTCATCCCTGAGATCGCATTGAGCGCGTCCGCTGTGCCGACTCTCCCTTCTGCCAGCATTCTCATCGCTTCATTAGCGCTGATTGCTTTACCCTGCACCATCGACAATCTTTGCGCCAGTGCCTCGTAAACTGGGAGCCCCATCGATGCGAGAGCCTCGAAATCATCCTTGGAAGCTTGCCCCGTCCGGGTCATGTTTACGGCGACCTCGCCGAGCTTCCCAAATACGTCGGAAGCTCCAGATCCTGCGATGAGCGAAATGCGACCAAAGCTCTCGACCATCTGAGCTGCGTCTGATCCTGAGACACCAAGACCGAGGAATCCCGTCGCCAGTTTCCCGACGACTTCCTGGGCGATGCGTCCTTGATTAGCGATCCCATTCATGACACCACCAAGTCGATCTGCGCTCGCATCTCCTGCGAGACCTTTGATTCTTGTGAGGATCTCTTCGGTGTTTGCGAATGCGTCGACCGCGCGGTCGTAGATTTTGTACACACCATAAGAGGCTAGAGCGCCACTGATGAGCGTCACCGGGTTCATGATGAGACTAGTGACTTTAGAAAAGATGCTCGAGGCTGCGCTGCTGATTTTATTTTCGACGTAGTTTAAAAATGATGTTAGCTTTGATTTTGCCTGCGATTCCTTAGCGGCGACACCGCCACCCGCTTGAGCCTGGCCGCCCTGCGTCAAGAGCTTAAGCGCATCTGAACCGGACAGCGATCCCGATGCGATCCGCTTCATGACATCCGCAGTGCTGATCGCTTTCCCTTCGACCTTCGAGAGTTCTTTTGCGAGAGAGTCAAAAGCTTTTACGCCCATCGACTCCAGAGCCTGAATGTCTTTAAGAAGAACATTGTCTGACTCGCCGATTTTTCCGAGGATTCCTGCAAAAGCTTTCGACGCTTCGCCTGCATTTTTTGCGAACTTCCCGATTCCCTTACCGAACTTGTCGAGAGTGCTGGTGATCGTGTCCGCATCGAGGCCGAGCTTCTTTAAACTCACTGCGAATTTTAAAGCGTCGTCAGCTCCGAGCTTCGATGTCTTTGCAAATTTATGAAGCGCGTCGCCCATGATTCCAGCGACGTCATCATCGAAGTGCTTTGAGGCTTGCGAGGTGATCGCCTCGAGCCCTGCCATGTCTTCTTTTATTTTGTCGAGATTCGTGACGAAATCAGTGATCGACAGACCCATCGAAACGTTTAGCGATCCGATTGTTTTGGCCATGTCGTCACTCCTGTTTCTTAGTTCCCACCGCGCTCGCCCAGGCTTTTAGCGCAGCAAAGCTTTCGACTTTTTTATTTTCGCCGTACCAGTCCGGGAGGAAGTCTTTCACCTCGAGAGCTTTGGTCTCTGATCCTCTCCAGACGTTCGCAGTCGTCGAGCAGATCTGAGCGGCATGAATGTCGCCTCGATCTCCGTCGAGCGGTTCAATCGTCGAAAAGGCCTGCCACTCGGTGAGCTCTTGAGAATCGACTTCATCGAGAATCTCTCGAACTGTTTTCTTAAGATGCCCTGCGAGTCGGAATAAGAACCGACGCCCAGGGCGCTCTATTAGTTTTTTCTGGCGTCTTCGACTGCTCCACCGCTCATGCCATTATGGCGAGCGCAGGCGTCGAAAAGAGTCCCCACCAGAGGCGCAGGCATCTCTCCTACTGCGTCGACATCGGCATCGGAGAAAAGACGCTTTCCGGTTTCATCGGCGATTGATCGCACGACGAGCTTCGCTCTGATGTTCGTCAGATTTCCAGCTTTTGCTCCAGAGCTTATTTCACTTTCAAGCTGATCACGCTCGCGGGAGCTGATCACTCGAAGATAGACTTTGCCGCCGAGCTCGGGGATCTCGATCTCCCCGAGCTTATAGGCACTTCCTGCGCCTAATAACTTTTGCTTATCTAAAATGTGAAACTCCTTAATCAAAAGAATAGGTAATTTTTCCGACAGGTTTTACGCCGACAGTCGCTTTGACTGTGTTGTCTCCGGTGGCAATTCCGTCGACCTGGAACTTTGTTACAATGCCGTCGAAGCTTACGCTGGAGCTGTCAGCCAGAGTGATCGAGCAGGCTTTCGGCGCGCCGTAATCCTCTATAAAAGCGCTGATAGTGCTAAGCGCACCATTGCCGACGCCGACGATCGCAGTCGCTGACATTTCGCCACCATCGATAAGGCCTCCGGCATATTCCTTAGTTTTATCTGGACTAAGAAGATTAGTCACATCGACAGTGCCACGTGTGGCGCTGGGTGGTGTGATGTCGGTGACGCCCGTAAGTGTTGCGCCTCCGATGGTGATCGCTGTTCCTTGCGTGATTACTGCGGCCATAATTATGACTCCCTATAGATGATGGAAAAATCCAAACTCGAATGATAAAACACGGTGTCCGAGCCTTCATAGAACTCGGGTTGATCCTGCTCATCATCCACACTGACGCCGAGAACGGTAACCCCGGAAGAGGTTCCGCGAAAGTTGTCCATCACCAGTCTCATCTGGTTTAAGATGGTTTCGACTTCCGATTGAGTTGTTGCTATGACATCGACCTGCATTCGCACTTCAGGAACTTTTGTGTTGCCCGTGTCGAGCGTTGCCGACCTTACGGTGCTGATTCTGTGATAAACGATGTAAGGCATCGTAGGCTTCTGGGGCGCTCGACCAGGATAAATGCGATTCCCCACAAGACCAAACATGGTAGCGTCGTCGATCAGTCGGGCGCGAAGGGCTTTAGAAGCACTCATAATGATCCCTCATCGATCGTGTCTTTTAATACCTTTGCAATCACGTCGAGGGCCTTAGCTTTATTCCCCTCCCATGCTCTTCGCAGAAATGGAAAAGGACGCGAACCGGGATGAAGTGAGCCTTGTGCTTTTCGAGAGACGTTTTTTCTCTTCAATAAAACATCGCTGGTGACGTCATTCTTTCCGATCGGATGTGGTGCTGTTCCGTACTCCACCAGATGCGCATACTTCGTAGGAATTTTTTCGACGCCTCCGATTTTCTGCCCTGCTCTTCTAGTCGCACCGATGACTGAGAAAGCGAACTGATTTCCCTTCCTGAGAACCACTTTTTCTTTTGAGCCGAGAGAGTCGTAAAGGATCGAATGCTTTCTCTTTACGATAGACTTTGCGTCGTTAATCACTAGAGACCCTGCATCTTTAAGGGCTTTCTTGAGGCCTGCTCTTTTTACTTTACTGTCAATGTGTTCCATGACTGTAAGCAGTCCTTTGAGTGCTGACGCATCAATTCTAATTTCTGCCCTGGGCATTAAGCACTCCTTTCGACAGCATCGATCTCAAGCTCCCATGAGCCCTCATCAATATTTCGAATGCTTACGATTTCGAGAATGCGATTTCCCATCGAGATGCGGTCTCCATGCTGAACGCCACCTTTAAACCTCATGCGAACTCGGTGAGAGATAGAGGCCTGACGAGCCATTCCCTGCTCTTGCTCTCTTCCTGAAAGAGGTCGAACACTCGCCCAGGTCGTGTGATAAGTCGACCAACTCCGAGTCACCTGCCCGTAGTCGTCGACAGTCGTGCTGTCATCACGCTGTAGACTTATTCTCTGGGTGAGTTCGCCAGCTTTGAGCATTAGTTCACGATTCCTCGAGAGAACATTTTGACGATGTTGTCCACCGCGTAAGGCGTCTCATAGCTTTGAACTTCGGAAGTCGTCTCGCGCTGGTTATACCAGTGAGCGACGAGCATTTTTAAAGCCTGCTTTAAAATCGCTGGAACTTGGTTCGCATTGCCACACCCTGCGACGTAAGTCACTACGATGGAGTTATAGTCGTCGAGGTAATCGGGCCACGATTCATCGTATGCAGGCATAACTCGCCCTGGGTTCGCTGTCGTGTCGACCTGATAAAGTTCGTCATCCCACGTTTGAAGTTCGCCATCTAGGTCGTAATATTGGATCGAGGTCACTGACTGAACTGGGCCTTCGAGATAAAGGATGCCGCTGTCAGGGAAATCGTCGATCGAAAGCGCAAGGGTCTGCGTCACCATTTTGTGGCTCGCCATCTGCTCGATCTGCTGACGTGCTGCGGTGATCAGCGTATTGATCAGAGCGTCGTCGTCGTTGCCATCGATGCGACTATGCAGTTTCATTTCTGCCAAGGTGATCGGTTCCGTCGCTGGAGGAGTGACGACTGTGAGCATTAGCGTTTCTCTTTTATTTTTTTGGAGGTTGCTTTCTCAGATTTGTTTTCTCGGGTTTCCGAGACCGGAGGAACGAGCGCTTCTTCAGCGCTCGCCCACCCGAGTCGGATGCAGTTTGCCGCTTCATCGAGCGGGAGGTCGTACACCAGATTTGCATCGTAGGTGAACGACAAGCCCGCCACAGAAGTATGAAATTTAATTTTCATTAGGCTGCTGCTAGTACCAAGTGCTTAATCGGATCAGTGCCTGCATCGAGGATTCTTCCGTCGTGACGACTGAAGCCCACGAAGCCTACTTGGTGATAATCAGCGTATCTTTCTTCAAGGCGCAAGAGTGTGAAGTCCTGCACATCTCGGATGATATACTTGGAAAAATCACCGTAGTAGATAGCCTTGGCGCTAGCTGCGATCGTTGCGCAATCTTGATTAATCACGACTGGCGAACCGAGCAGAGTACCAGGAGAAGACGCAGAAATGTCCGGTTGGAATATCGGACGATTCTGAGAATCAAGCAGTTTCCTGATCGCTTTGAAAGTGCTGTCGTGCATCATGAATCGAGCGTTCGCACGATACGCAGGATCGACGCTGTGCTGCAATTCAACAAGTTCACCATAGGTGATCGCAGTCGCAGATGCAGCAGTAATGCCAGCACCCGAAGCAGAAATCCCTTGGGGCTTGCTAGAATTATCGCCAGTGGTGAAATGAGTGTTCAAGATGCGGGCGATGCGTTCGCCCAAAGCACCACCGATGAACGACTCTAGATCGATCGCAGAATCTTGCAAGAGTTCAGCAGAAACCCTAATGAGTTTCGATGAATACTTGTAAGCTTTTAGCGTGATCTGACCGAAGGTCATGTCCTGCTCTGCGACCTGAGTGTTTTCCGCAAGGATCGCACCCACGTTGCTGTGATCCGATACAGTAGGAATCGGAAGGTCATTTCCTTCAGCAGTTCGCAAAACAGTTGCGACTTCTCGCATCCCGCCGAAGGCCAGCAGGGAAGCTTCGAGCTGATTTAAAAAACCTTGTGGCACAGTAAAACCACCTGCGGTAGTAGTGCCAACGGACTGAGCGCGAGCTTCGGAAGCTGATCTCGGAGCTTTAGAGTTAAGCTTAAAGCTTAATCTGTTGTTGCCAAGTTCGAGCCCTGAGCGCTGAGCTGCTGCACGATGCTCATTAGTGATGCCGTTCACGCTGTGAAATCCGAGCCAGCCTCGGAGAGCCAAAGCTCGGTCAGCGGTGCTTTGACGATCGTTGAAGTCTCGCACAAACGCAGGAGCTTCGATCGGGGAAGACCTTCTCACTGCGGGCTTTTTGCTCTGAGCTTCCAAAGCAGAAAGCTTTTCGCTGCGAGCGCTGGCGGCTTCTTCGGGTGCGACTTCAGCGGGAACCATCATGGATTCCATTTCGCTGATTCGAACTTCGTGGTCATCGACCTGGGCGACAAGGTTATCGAAAGCGGTTTGCTCTTCGGGTGTGAGCTCTCGTTTTTCGGTAGTGCCTCGGGCGTGAATCGCTCGGGCTTCAGCAAGCTTTGCGGTGCGTTCTGCACGCAAGGTTTCGATTTCGTTCATTGATTTTCTTCCTAATATTTTGCGTATTAGGGATGTGCATCTGCTCCGGTGAGGAACATAAAAAAACGCACAAACCCCTAGTTCGGGATCTGTGCGTAAAGACTGCACTAGATTCGATGAAATGATTAAACCACGGATCTGCGAATCGTCAACACTCGCACCCAAAAAAAAGGGTGGAGGAATTCCCCCACCCTCGGAAATGTCAGAAAAAGTGATACGTTTTTCTTACTGTTGCCTGCGAAGTCTCAGCTCTCTAAATCGTCTAGCACTGGCGAGAGCGTCTCGGGTGTAGATCGAGAGCGACCTCACGGCGACTGTCGTGTCGGGGTAAGCGGGATAAGTGACGACCGAGACATCGTGGAGCTCGACGGCGAGGAGGGATCGCACTCTCTGCCCGTCGACGAGATCCCAAGCGTCTTCTGATGTCGTAAACGCAAAGCTCATCTGACTCACATCACCTCTCGCCATTACTGCCATGAGGTCGGCAGCATATTGCGTATCGGGAGGGTCGATCGTGACTTTGAGCCCGATCGCATCACTCTCGAGTCTGAGCGTACCTGAGACTGTGCGTCCAAGAATTAGACTAGGATTATGATCGATGAGTGCTCTCACATCAGGAGCAGAGTCAAGCGATCGCTGGAAAGCTCCTGGGCGAACGAACTCTCGAAAGCCTCCGAGATCCTCCGAGGATAAATCGTATTTCGCAGCATAGCCGACGATCTTTTGAGCAGCGGTGTCGACTCGGAGCTCGGCGCTAAATCGTCTTTCGATGTTATTAGTTATCATGATTAACTCCCTTCATGGTGGTGATTTTTTCGGAAACTGCTTCAGCGAGTTTCGATGCGGTCACTGATCCTGAAAAATCAAGCCAGACAGATCGGAACTGATCGAGATGACGCTGGACGTGCTTCTCGATATCGGCCTCGAGGCCGAACGCCTCAAGAACTGGGAAGTAAGCACTGACGACTCGACTTCGATGCTCACCGACGAAATGATCGATCTTTGCGAGAAATTCTCCCGGCTTATTAGCAAAGCGTTTTACTGCGTTGCACTCAATGCTCTGGAGTCTTTCGCCTGCATCGTCGAGGAGACGCAGAAGAATCGACTCATCGGATCGGGTCGGGGTGGTCGGATCTGGTTCGGGTGCTGGCGCTGCCACCAGACTGGGGGCAGTCGCAGGAGCTGCGGTCGGAGCTGTGCCAAGCGCCTGCATATTTAAGGGTTGCATATAGACATCGCCCTCGGGCCCGACGCCGTTCATGTTTTCTTTCTCTCTGATTTCGTTCACGCTGAGCCAGCCCCAGTTCCGAGCGACTGAGTAAGCTTGATATCTCGAGGCGATGTCGCCTCGGAGAACTCCTTCGACATTATGCTCGCAGAAATAGTTTCCTCGATCTTTCGGTCGGATGATCTTCCGATTTAATGACTGCTCCCATCTGACGAGCCACGGGCGAAGAGTGTCCGTGAGAAATTCGATGTTCATCATCTCGAGCGAGTTGTAGCTCGGTTTATTAAGATCACGCAGTTTATGCGGTGGGATGTTAAACCAGCGAGCGACTTCGACCACTTGGAATTCCCTGGACTGAAGGAACTGTGAATCATCGGGAGGCACTCCGATGGCCTCCCATTTCAGGCCAGCTTCGAGCAGAGCGACTCGATGAGAGTTCGCCCCTCCTGCGTGCAGCTCCTCGAATGACCTTCGCAAGTTTTGTCGAGCCTCTGGGGAAAGCTGTCCGGGAAATGTCAGGACACCACCAGGGCGAGCGCCTCTCCCGAAATAACCTGCACCGAACTGCTCGATTGCGAGTGAAAGCCCGAGCGACTGCCGAGCCATTGAAATCGGGCTCATGCCTGAGATGCCATCGAATGAAAGCCCGCTGATGTGAAGCATATTCGCTGCGGTGATGAATGACTTCCCTCGATTCAGATCGTAGTAAAGTTCGCCCGACTCAGTGCGCTTTGCGGTAACGATCGAGGGGTCGATCGGCCAAAGCTCGACGCAGTTCCCCTCGAGGTCTCGCACGATCTCGGTGTAAGAATTTCCCCAGAGCAAGAGATGCGCCATTGAGCATTCGCGCCACTGGAGCGAACTCATCTCAGGATTAGGTGAATCGTGGAGGATGCTGTAAAGAGGATGAGCCGACGCTTTGCTTTTTCCTCCTCCCGGTTGTCGTTCATAAAGGTTCAGCGGTAGACTCGAAACCGCCTCCGAGATACATCGAACAGCCTGATAAACTGCACTGTAAGTCAACGCAGTTTCGGGAGTGATGCTGACGCCTGAGTCCGTGGAAGCCCCACCAAAAAGCTCGTTTAATCGTGGATCTCGAAGGTTACCACCACTGAGGGAAAGTGCTCGAGTAAAGAAACTTTTAATTGCGTTAATCATAATAGTGTTATCCCCTGGGTGTCGTAAATGTTAGTGGCACTCAGACTGCTTACCTGCGCTCGGCCGAGCGCCATAATTGTTGCTACAATTCCATCGATCTTCTCGACTGCTCGCCCCTTGTGCATTTTTATATTTCCTGCATTATCTCTCTCGACCTGCACGTTTGAAAACATCCATCTCAAGACTGGGTTCCCGTCGTGTGCGATTTTCTCGCTGAGCACTAGCACCTCGAGCTCTTTACTCGGTGCGGTCATCGCAGCAAAACCTTGACCGAAACCAACGAGCCAGTCGGGCCTGCCGTTATTTTTTCCGAGCGTCTCGAGATCTTTACTGATCTGATTAATGTTCCAGCGGTCGACTGCTATTTCTTGAATGTTGTATTTCTGCGCCATCGATTCGATCACCGCTGTCACTGCTCTGTAATCGAGCGATCTTCCCGGCGTCGTGATGATGAGCCCTTGTCGCTCCCAGTCGTCGAGCCGATGTTTATTATTCCTCTCCCTCTCTCTCGCTGCGTCCGCTGGTGCGAAGAAAGTCGGTAAGATCCAGTAGGGTTCGTTCGGTTCGACCGGAGGGAAGAGAAGCACGAATGCTGTTAGGTCGAGGGTCGATGAAAGATCGAGCCCTCCAAAACACATCCTTCCGGAAAGATCAGGGAAATCGCGGGAGCAGGCATCCCACCTTTCGAGCGAGATCCATCTCGTCTCCTGCGATGTCCACTGGTTCAAGTGCAGACGCCTGAAAGCATTCTCTCTAGATGGGTTCGCTGATGCCTCGGCGACTGCTTTTTCGAAGTAATCTTTTTTAACTGTGACGCCATAATTCGGGTTCGCCTCTTTCCATGTCGACTCAGATTTCCAGTCGCCTGTTGATGTGTAAATCCGAGAGTAAAAAGTCGGGTCATGTATCAGCTTATCGTTGACGCCCTCGGCATACTGGCGAAGCTCCCAGCATAGACTCTGGCGATCGTGCCCAGCGGTCGTGAGTGCGAGCGTGAGCGGTTGCCTGCGGGCACCCGTTGAGGTTGTCAACACATCCCAGAGCTCTCGATTCGGCTGAGCATGAACCTCGTCGAAGATAACACCATGAGCATTCAGCCCGTGTTTCGTAAATGCGTCCGAGGAAAGCGATCTGTAAAAAGAGTTCGAGTTTTTATGCTCGATAGTTTTGTTTCTGTAGATGCGAAGCTGCGACCCGAGACTCGGGTTCTCTTCGATCATCTGACACGCCTGGTCGAATACGATGGAGGCTTGATCTTTGTCGCTTGCTGCCGAGTAGATCTCAGCACCTTCTTCACGATCGAGGCAAAGAAGGAAAAGAGCGATCCCTGCTGCGAGTGTGCTTTTTCCATTCTTCCGAGGAACTTCGAGGTAAGCGGTGCGGTACTGCCTAAGATTATCTTTTCTTACTGTTCCAAATAACTCATTTAAAAACTGTCGCTGCCATTCAGCCAGGACGAACTCCGAGCCCGACCACTCGCCTTTTGTGTGACGTAAGTGCTCCCCGAAAAATCGCACGATGCGATGATCCTTTGCGACAGGTTTCTTTTTTCGTGGTTGCTTCACGGTCACTCGATCGCCCTCATGATATCGATGACGCCATCCTTCCCGCTGTTCGCAGACTGGAGACTCGGTCTCGATGCAGGTGTCAAACCGAACTGGGCCTCGAGGCGCAGGAGCTGCTCGTGCATTTTGCATGAGATCATGTATGCGGGCGTCTCTTTATATCCCTTCGGCTTCTCATCCTCTCCCATAATCTCGATATGTGTCGGAGCTCCTCCAGCGAGAGCGGTCTCTGCGTCGATCCATCTGACCAGGCAAACAGCATATCGAGAAAGTGCTGACCCATCGACCTCGGTAAGAACACCGACTCGGAACAATGCCTCCGACATCTGGTCGAAAATATTTTTCTCACGCTCTCCGAGAAACTCCGGTGAGTCAAGCTGCGTCACGTTCGGTTGCGGTTCTTGCGTCCGCACCTTCGCACGCCATGCGCCTCGCATTTTTAGAATCGCTGTCGGTGTTTTTTTCGGGCCTCGAGCCATCGTCTCTCCTAAAACATCAAAAAAGTGCTGAAAATCGGTGAAAATCTGTAAACGCATACCACGCGAGGTACTTTGACCCCTCCTAGAACAAAAAAGACCCCCCTCCCCTTTTTCGCTCCAAAAATGGTCATTTTTGAGGCCTCGCTGAAAGCTTGATGAAACCACCTCCGACGCGGTCTTCATGCCACGTTTTAAGCGCGTGGCACTTGTGGCAAAGCGTTTGCAGGTTCTCTAAAGCGTCACTTCCTCCGTGACTTTTCGCAAGAATATGATCGACGTCAGTCGCAGGAGCTGCGCATCTGACGCAGAGCGGTGAGCGTGCGAAGGCGAGCTTCCGGAGCTGCTGCCACTGATGACCATAGCCACGACGAGAAGGCGAAAGCCTCGGAGCTCGGCATCCCGGTGCATCGTGAAACCTGACCTCATGTCGTGGGGGCTTATGTGATCTCATGGTTGCTCCGGAAAGATCGAGTAAGTCGTGATAGCTTTCGACCTGTTCATTTCCGTCGTGATCCACCAGCCACCAAGAGGCCGAGCTGCTGCACCTCGAGAGATGTGCCATGAGCAGTCGAGCTCTTGCTTATATGATCCGCATCGCACGAACCATTGATCGCTCGTTTCGATTCTGCCTTTTCCGGTAACTGATGTCACGACGTTGTGATCTGTATTCCTTCGATGAATGTGCCCGCTGATGAACACATCAGCCTGCCACTGAGATCGTGTCGCCTGATGCTGAGGAATACCTCTTCCTGATTCGCCTCCACCGCCATAACCGTGATGCAGGAAAATTTTCTTAGTTCTCACGTCTGCTTTCCCGGTGCTGGTGCGCTCGGACTTTTGCAGGAGATAACACCAGTCCTCGCCGTAAATAACAGGAGAGTTATGCTGTGTTCTCAGTGAGTGCGTGAGTCTGTCTATAAGATCAATCTCGTTTCTTTTGATCACTGCGGCTTCATGATTACCAGGAGTAATTAAGGCGAGGATCGACGCATAAGGCGCAAACCATTCAAGCGCGGTACTGCTAATTAAGTCGAAGTAATTGCTGCCTCGATGCTCGGGTCTCAAGGTCTGCGGGTCAGCTCGAGGGTCAAATCGCCCCTGCATAATGTCAAAAAGATCGCCCACGATTACGACGGGAGCGTTCTCTTTGAGTGCATAATCAAGATGCTTTTTTAAGAAGTTCCGGTCGCAGTGCGCTGAATCCCAGTGGATATCCGTCAGAGCGAGAAATCTGAATCGGCTTCCGGATTTTGGAAACGAGACTCGGAGTTCATGAACTCTGTCGGTAATAGTTCCCACAGACCAGCGCTGTTTTGGCTTAACCAAATGCGGGCTCCTTAGAAAAACTATTTAAGATTCTGATCTTTTTAAGTTAACGACGCAAATCGCTCGCACTTTCTTGAGTGTCGGAGGATGGTAAGAAACGGTGACCCTGCGAACATATTTCGTACTATCGTCGTGAATGTAGCCTTTGTTCCTGAGCATATCGATCACCGCTTTTGTGGTGTTATCGAGGTCGCGTCGATGTGTCCATCCTTCGCCTCCGTGAATCTCGATCTCGATTTCCGCAAACCCTTCGAGAGCTTTTCCCCTGGGCACGATGAGTGCGACTTCAGTGAGCCAGTCCATATAACAGCGCGACTTATAGAAATGACCGCGCCTGCCAGACTGTCGAGCTCTGAAGAGCTGGTTTGTCGATGGAGGGATCGGAACTTCGAGCCTCAAGGGCGAGCCTTTATTTTCTGTAATAGTGCCTCCGCGTCTTTCCTGACTTCGACATTAAAGCTCTTCCAGTTTTTAAGATGACCGATCATGAGATGGCAGTTTCCACCGTTCTCGCATAGGGTCATGAGATTAGAGGGGATGAGCTCGAGATCTCGGTAAAGATGAAATGGGAAAACATGATGCGCGACGACGTTCTCGGAGCTCCCGCACGCTGCGCAGTTCGGATTTTTTTTAATGTGAGCAGCTCTCACCGCAGGCCACTTCGGAGATCGTGCAGGCATCCCCGAGAAAAATTCAGTGAGTCTTTTTATGATGCTCATGAGGTCTCCTCGAGTCTCGAGACAATCGTCAAGTATCCGATCGCATCGACGAGATTATCTCGCTTATGCGTGTTCGACTGCCTGACAATTTTAAGCGAGGCCATGAGAAGCCCCACATCGCTCGCACTCACTCGCTGCCCTGGGCCGAGCTGCGCCCTGAGCAAGGTCGTCCAGATCTCAGCGATCGCCGTAAGCGAGTCAGCAGGGTCTCCATATTGCAGGCCGCGCTCAGAGATGATGCCGTCGATCTGATCGAGGATGTCTTCTTTACTTGTCGCCATGTTTCGCCATCTCCCGCTCGTAGGTATTTCGATCATCGAGCATGAGAGCGATCTCATCTTCGAGGTAGTCGATCCGCTCCTGCAATGAAGCCTCTATTTCTTCGTGTTTTGCGATCTGTTCTCGCAATCGCTTAATGAGTCGGCGATAATTATCGCCCTTAATTCTTGCTCCGTGTGCTGCCCTCAGAGCTTTAGTCGTGAGGCCTGTCGCTCGTACTGCGCAAAAGCGACAGAGCTTTCCGCTGCCGCTGATGGGATAACCTCCTCGAATGATCGATCGGCCGCACTGCCTGCAAAGATTACTCATGATTCCTCCTGAATTACTTATGATCACGAAATCGGTTTCGTGATCATAAATTTAAACCCCGAACGCTCCGAGGTTTAATCTCTTGTGCTCTCTCCAGAAATGAAAACATCGCTCGCAAGTGCAGAGCCCACCCATCAAATCCATTTCGTAAAGATGCTCATTAAAGTCGGCTTCGATCGCCTCTTTTCCTTTCGCATCGCCGTTGGGGTCTGACTTTTTCTCATGAATCTTTCCGTGGCAGTCGCGACATAAGGAAAGAATGTCTCGAGGTTCTTCTTCTCCTCCCCATCTCTCATAAGTCAGATGGTGACCATCGAGAGCGTTTTTATTTTCACAGATCCTGCAAATATAAAAATCTCTTCGGCGAGCATTCTCTCGGATTTTATCCCACGTCCTGCTTTGATAAAATTCTTCTCGCTCTCTGGGTGATGGAGCTCTGCGGGCAGAGGCTTCGACCCATCCTTCATCAAGTTCATCAAGAAAACTCATTTACGCTCCTTCGCTTTTAACTGAAAGCGATTAATAAAACCGTCGATGAGCTTATCTAAGTGCGTCGGTGGCTTATCTTTCATGAGCATTTCATTGAGCTTCCGTTCGGTCTCTTCAGCCATCCGCATCTGATTTCTCCAGTCTGGATTTTTGCTTTCGTATTCCCGAAGTCTCATCATCGGCTTATCATTTTTCGCTGACTGAAACATCACACCGCAGACGCAGGCGCATGAGACATAACAGGCGTACTTACTGCGCCATGAATAATTGATCACATCTTTTAGCCTGGGCACTCTGACGAGCCCTGAACCTGCGCAGTGCTTGCAATCGAAAACCTGTTCCGATCTCTGAATCACTCTGAGAGATTCTCTCTTCGTTCTCACCGCTTCGATGAGATGATGAATATGATCTTCGCGTTTAAAGGGTGCTGCCTTCGGATCGTTCTTAGGAATTCTCCTGGTCGCATCCATCAGCTCCTCGGGCCCATAGCACTCGTCGTCGAAATACTTCGCCCAGGTCATGAGCATCTTTCGATCCCGATCCTCTCGCCATCCGAAGAATGAAGAATGGTATTCGACCCAGTCGGCCCAAGTGACAGTCTCGATCATGATCGACCTCCTTTTCCTGCAATGAGTTCCCACCCTGCGACCTCTTTTCCGAGATCGTTTAAGCCCTTCGCACCAGATC